GAAGCATCTGCTGATCGATCAGTAAAAGTTGGACACAGAACAGTGTTTGATCCTGATCAAGTGAAGTCAGATCTTGGTCTTGCTCACGAGAAGTTCGAGAAGTACAAAGAGATGGCTCAGTTCTTAGGTTCTAAGCGTTTCTCAGTTGAGAATCTTATCAAGTTTTATGATGAGGTTTATCCTTCAACTTCTAGAACTGCAGAGAAAGTTGCTGCAACTACTTATGAAGGTCTTTCACGATCTGCTCAAATGTGCTACGATGCACTTGAGACTCAGCCTGGTGCTCAGTACGGTGAAGGTTCTTGGTGGCAGGCTTTCAACTCAGTGACTTATGTTACTGATCACCTGCAAGGCCGTTCGGCTGAGCAAAGGCTTCACAATCAGTGGTTCGGATATAACCAACCACGTAAGGTGAAAGCCGCTGAAAAGGCAGTCGAGTATGCGCTCGCTGCCTAAAATATTCTGTAAGTTAAGAAAGAAATATAAAACTTGGTTGAAGAAGAAAGACGCAGGTGTTCCTAAGTATTTACAAGGTTTGCGTAAAGATAAAAGAAATGACAAATAGTGTGACATAATTGTAACACATATAAAAAAATTTAAAAAAAGTAAAAAAAGGGGTGTACAAGCGCCCCTTTTTATGTTAGTATATACTTATTAAATGAGAGGAAAAGTAATGGGATATTATACTGACGAAGAAGAAAGACGTGAAGAGCAGAGATGCTTAAACGAGTTTAAAAAAGAAGTTAATTTTTATATGCTTCTTGGTGCGAAGACTCGTAAGGATGCTCTTCGTTGGATGACTCAGCAAGATGAGTTTTCACATGAGCAGTGCGTTGAGCATTGGGTATGGCATCGTGGAATCTTATTCACTGAGTATGGCCGTAAGGTTGTAAAGGAAATATGTGAAGTTGTCACTTTCAAAGAATGGGAGTTTGAATAATGTACTTTGATAAAACAAAAAAGCGTACCGAGGCTTACATCGGTACATTCGGAATGGATGAGCAAGATCAACAAGAGCTTGCATCTGTTCGTCGTATGGTTAAAAACCTAAATAGAGATTTAAAAGAGCAAGGTTATTTTCATCGCTACTATGTAAAGGCTCAGGGTCGTGGTCACCGTATGGGCGTATGGCGATATAATAACTCTCTCCCGCTTAAGTATGCATCAAAGGTAGATGCGTACATCTACCGTCGCTGAGACGGATTTTCCTCCCTCCCAAACTCGGCGGCCTTGTGTCGCCATTTTTTTTTCTGACAGGGTGTAGCTTAGTCTGGTAAAGTGCTCGGTTTGGATCCGAGAGATCGTAGGTTCGAATCCTACCACCCTGACCAAAAAAGATATAAATAGAAGAAAACATTGAGAGTAAGATGGCATATACATTTTTTCCTAAAGATTTACCTGAAATAGAATCGACTCTAAAAAGAGCAGATTTTTCCGAAGACGCAATTGCAGATGCAAAGAAGTTATTGTCACTATTAAAAAGACGTGATCCAACACCTATCAACTTTGATTTAAAGAAAAAAAGAGATGTTAATATATCTCGAACAATACAAGACGATATGTCTATAGCTGAGATCAAATCTAAAGCTGCTGTAACTACACTAAAAATGAAATTTGGTAATGGATCTTCAGGCAACCGTGGTGCAAATAACCGCGGTAATTTATTTGAGGGAACATTTACTAATGCACTAAACGCATGGTGGGCAGGTGAAACAGTAAGTGATAAAAACATGTTAGCAGCTATTGAAGATCTGAATGAAACATATGACTTAGCAAACTATAAAGATATGGTAGCGCTTCCAGTAGGTGGAGAAAACACACGTAGACCATTAATGTTTACACCTCGTATACAATTAAAGAATCCAAAAGGTAGTGGGTTTGATGTAGGTGAATCTGTAACCGATGTTACATTAACACTAAACCCTGGTAGAAAAAAAGTATTTCTTTCATTAAAACTTGGCGGTACAACTACATTCTTTAATGTAGGCGTTAAAACTATTTTAACTAAAAGTGATATACAAAACCTAAACATTAGAAATCGTGATGGTAAAAAGTTACTTAAAATGTTTGGTATAGATGAAGTAAAGTTTTGTCAAGTATTTAATGGAACTAGTAAGGGTTCTATCGATAATAGACCACGCTACGATCGCAAGGCACTGCAACACTTGCTAGAATCTGGTATAGGTTTTAATTATCATATTATACACAAACTAACAGGTAGAATATTATCTAAAGAAATGAACAAGGCAGCAATGCAAAAAGCTGCACGAGTTGGAGCACCAAAGATTTATTATGGTGGTAAAGGCGGCAAAGGTAGACGTATAGACATTGAGATGGCATCTCCGACATATATTTTTAAATTAAATCTCAGAGATACACAAGGTAAAGATGGTTATCCAACTAGGCTTATGTGTGATTTTAAATACAGGTAGGAAAAATGGAAAACAAATACGACGTTAAGTTAGTTAAGGTCGTGGACGGAGATACGGTAGACGTTGATATTGATTTAGGATTTGGTATATGGTTACATGATGAGAGAGTACGTATTATGGGTATTGATACACCCGAGTCACGGACACGAGATAAAATAGAAGATCTATTTGGCGAAGCTGCGAAAGCAAGAGTCAAAGAATTATTTAAAAGTGAACATGTAAAGCTTATTACAGAAGAAGATAGAAAAGGTGAGGATATGAAAGGCAAGTTCGGCCGTATCCTTGGTGATTTCGATATAGAATATAAAAACAAAGATAACTCATATGCAATAAGACGCTTGACAAGTATTATGATTGAAGAAGGTCATGCAGTGGCTTACTTCGGTGGATCAAAAGAAGAGATTGCTATGAAGCATTTAGCAAATCGTGAAAAGCTATTACGCGAAGGTGTTGTAGATCAGAATCAATATGACATACTAATGGGAGAACCAGACTAATGGCATATGTAAATATTACTAATTTACCTGGATGGCAGTATGATAATGCACCACCTGATCCTGGTGCAGGGTTTCCACAGCAAAGAAAGCTGTGGGCAAAATCTTCTGGTGGTATACGTACTACTGGTGGTACATCTGTGTATGTAAAAGTAAAGAAAACAACTGATGCAAACACTGTAAACAGAGGTGAAATCAGTAAAACATATTATGATAACCATCCATAGGGTGTACAATTCGTAAGAAACGTGGTATAATATACCAGTATGATATTCAGGGAAACAAGATGATATCGTTTAGAGAAACATTGAGCGAGCAAAAGAATACTCACATGACACATATAGAGGATAAAGTTCTCTATGGTGGAGTGGATGGTACTCGACAAGCAATCAATGCATTACGTTCTCTACGTGATATGCTAAAGGGCGAACAAGATGGTAACGTATCTGTTAAGTGGGATGGTGCCCCTGCTATTTTTGCTGGTACTGATCCTTCGGACGGAGTATTCTTCGTTGCGAAAAAAGGGATCTTCAATAAGAACCCCAAGATTTATAAGACCGCTGCTGATGTTGATAATGATACTAGTGGCGACCTTGCTGTTAAGCTTAAGTCTGCTTTACGTGAATTGCCCAAGCTTGGAATTAAAGGAATTATTCAAGGCGACTTCTTGTTTGGCCCTGGTGATCTGAAGAAGAAAACTATTAAAGGAAAAAAATATGTCACGTTTCATCCAAACACCATTGTTTATGCTGTTCCTACTGATAATGATGCTGCTCGTGATATCGAACGCGCTACCATTGGGATCGTCTGGCACACGTCTTATAGTGGAAATGGTTTCGATTCCCTCAGAGCCAGTTACGGTGTCGACGTTAGAGGAATGAAAAAGTCAAAATCTGTATGGTCTCAAGACGCAATGTTGCGAGATCATACAAATATTTTGATGACTAAGAAAGAAACTGACGATGTAAACAAATCATTGTCACAAGCTGGTAAATTATTCAATCAGATTGCAGGTTCGACACTGCGAGAACTGCAGGCTAATCAAAAGCTTGCACAGTTGATTGAGCAATTTAATAATAAATATGTTCGTAAAGGACAAGTAGTACAGAATACAAGACGACATACAGATATGCTGATCAAATGGATTGGCCTAAAGTTTGGTAAAGAAGAAGCAAAACGTAAATCTGATAAGGGTAAACAGTCACAAAGAGACGCAAAGCAACAGATGTTGTCATTCTTTTCACCTCGTAATAAACAAAACTTAATAAAAATGTTCGAACTGCAAAAATTAATTGTAGTAGCGAAATTAAAACTTATAAATAAGCTTAATACATTACAAAAAGTTAAATCTTTTGTGAAGACAAAGAATGGATTCAAGGTAACAGGTGCCGAAGGCTATGTTGCTATTGATAAACTTGGTGGTGATGCAGTGAAACTCGTTGACCGTATGGAATTTTCATACAACAACTTTTCACCCAATATATTAAAGGGATGGGATAAACCGGGACGGAACTAAATGTTAAAATTCATGCAATTCGTAGAAAGCTACGATGAAGTAGAAGAACGAGTAATGACACCTGCACAGCGTCGTGCTGCTGGCGTTAAGATGAGGAAGAACAAAGCTAAACTTGCACTTGGCAAGAAGAAACTGAAGTTCAAAATCGCTGATAAAAAACGCATTGACAGACGTGCTCAAAGGCAGGGACGTAAAGATGTAGGTAAAAAGCTAACTAAAGGCAGAGCCAAATCCGAGTTATCCGCAGCTCAAAAAAGCAGTCTAGAAAAACGTTTAAATAAAATATCTACAAGGATAGCAACTTTAGGTAAACGTTTAAGAAAAGACAAGCGTAAGCAAGAGTTAAAAAGGAAACGCGGTAAGTAAATGCCTATTAATAGTTTTTCTCAATTTCTGGTTGAGGAGGAAAAGACAGCTTATTTTACTTTTGGTAGAATGAATCCTCCCACTATAGGTCATGGTAAGTTATTAGATAAACTTGCGTCTTCATCAGGACGTAATCCATACCGTGTATTCTTATCAATGTCAAATGATAAGAAAAACCCAATTCCCTATAACTCAAAAATAAAATATGTGCGCAAGATGTTTCCTAAGCATGCTCGTCAGGTAATGATGAACAAGAAAGTGATAACACCTTTTGCAGCACTTACTGCATTATATAATGAAGGATTCCGCAACGTTATAATGGTTGCAGGTTCTGATCGTGTGAATGAATATAGTAAAAGGTTGAACATGTATAACGGCAAAAAAGGCCGACATGGATTTTACAACTTTAAAGACGGAATTAAGATAGTATCAGCAGGACAAAGAGATCCCGATGCAGAAGGAGCTGCAGGTGCATCTGGCACTAAGCAGCGTAAGCATGCAGTCGATAATGATTTCACTAAGTTTGCACAGGGTCTTCCAAATGCAATGTCCAATAATGATGCTAAGAAATTATTTAACGATGTTCGAAGAGGACTAGGACTCAAAGAAACAAAAGAATTTAAAAATATGATACAATTTGACTCCGTCTCTCCAGAGCGTGAAGCTTATGTAGAGGGACAACTATTTAGTGAGGGTGATGAGGTCATTATAAAAGATACGAATGAAGTTGGTACCATAACAATATGTGGTACCAACTATGTGATAGTTGAAGCTAATGGCGTCAAAACCCGTCAATGGTTAAATGCTGTTGAGAAGGTATACGATTATGGTACCGATGCATCAGTAAGAGATATAAAAAAGAAATTTGCACCTGAGCACGATGCACTTGCTGCATCACAAGATCCTGATATAAAAGATCGTAAAGGTTCACAGCCAGCTGCATATCATAAAGGATTGAAAAAAACTACTAAGGCAAAGCGTGATGCACAATTTAAGCGTCAAGCTAAAATGAGAGATGATGATCCATCTGCATATAAGCCTGCACCTGGTGATGCAAAGGGTAAAACAAAGCCCAGTAAACACACTAAAAAATTTAAACAGATGTTTGGAGACGACTAATGAAAACTTATTTCGAGTTAAGGGAAGGCTTACAAGAAAAGAAAATAGATGAGACTGTAAGTTCGAATAGAGCTATGCACTCACATGAAAATGAAGCTCAGAAAAAAGCACATGCAGCTCATATGAAAAAGAAGCATGGCGTTACAACGAAATACCACGGCGATGATGAAGTCAGTTATCATGGTCCTAAAAAGAATGTAAAAAAGGCTCTTGGTAATCACTATGGTGGTGATCACGATCATGCAAAAGAAGAGCATCCACACATTTATAAGGAAGGCACACTCGATGAGCTAAGTACTGATACTATGAAACGGTACAGAAAAAAAGCTAAGGCCGATATAGTGAAAAGAGATGCTAAAAAGGATATGCATGTAGCAAGAATGAAAGCCAAGTATCCTAACTTAGATACTGATACGAGAGCTCACGATATGAAGACTGATGTGAGAAAAGGTATGAGGAAATTGGCCAAAGGTAAAATGATGGCAAAGGATGAAGGTTATGCATCAGCTGCACAGCGTAAAGCAGCACATGCAAATATGGCTGATGGCGGTAGAGGTCATCCTGATAAAAAGCGTAGAGGTTAGAAATGACTATTAGGTTTAATCAGTATATAGCTGAAAACGAAGGCTTAAAGAA